CCCAGGCTTGCTCATCGGTTCTGTTCGTAAGGGCGAGTGTACATATCGTGACAATCAGGGTCACACCAAGAGCTATGATGCAACCTTCTCTCGCCTCGGCGTTGATATCGGTGTATCTGGTAACAAGACCATTGTTTGGTCAGTCTTTGGCGCTGATGGCGTTTCGAATGGCGGACTCAAGGGTACCTACACAGGCATCACTGCCGAAGCATCGCTCGTAATTGGTGTTGGTGCTAATGCTCTAATCGGTGGTTTTAAGTCTGGTATTGTTCTCAATCCGGTTTCAATCAGCGGTCACACAGGCATTAATGTAGCTGCTGGTGCAGCCACTCTTCGTCTGGAATAACAAAAACGGGAGGAGAGAAATCTCCTCCCTTTAATCTTCTAAAGGATTAAATTTATGATGGACAGAAATTACTATATTGGTCTTTGCATAATCTTATTGGCGCCCATCATATTGTCAGTAGTTGCATTCAACCTGGATACTACTCCAAGAAATACAACTGAACTTGTCGATAATGTAAGACCAGGTATTGTTCTGATCTCAAAACAAATTGATACCACAACGGGTGGTACAGGAACAGGTTTCTTTATCAAAGATAATCTAATCGTTACAAATCATCATGTAGTTGAGGGCAACGAAAAGTTATTTGTGTACTCAAGCAATTCTTATCACTCATATGAGGCTGAAATTGTTAATCTTGATCCAATCGCAGATATCGCAACTATAAGATTGAAAGATTGGGAACTATTCAAGAAGAATGAAATGCCCGCAAATCTCACACTAGGCAATAGTGATAAGATGAGGCAGGGCGATAAGGTAATTGTAATTGGTCATCCATGGGGTTTATCATGGACTGTTTCAGAAGGCATTCTATCTGCCAAGAATCGTCGCCCACATGTAAATCCTAAATTCATGGATCAAGTTGACGCCAACATATTTCAAGGAAATTCTGGCGGCCCTATCTTTAACGAAGACGGACAAGTTATTTGTGTTAGCGCATCGATGTTGGTGAGAGAAGGCGGATCATATGGTTTCTGCATTCCTTCTGATCTTGTTAGTAAGGTTCTACATGACTTCGATACTGTAAAAGAAGTTAGATGGCGCGTAATAAATGTAACTGTGGGGTTGACAGAAGACGGCTCAAGTGTTATATTAAAGAATGTCGAGCCTGGAGGTGCTGCTGGAATGGCAGGTCTGAAAGAGAATGATAAGGTGTTGGAAATCTACACACCAAACAATCATCCTAAAGGCGTGAAAGTCCGTAGCGCGGACGAAATCATAACTGAGATGGCAGTCATGAACGGCAACGATGAAACTATTAAACTATTAATTGATAGAAACGGAGAAAAGATTATGTTTAGTGTGAAATCAAATTATAAGCTCTCTAAGGAATACACTCCAGATAAGGTAGAGTAAATGCCTACCAAGGATGAAATGACAACATTCTCTTTGTCTATTGAGACTATCGTAGCCAAAAAGAATATTCCTTACATGGACGCAATCATCGCATATTGCGAAGAAACTGGACTAGAAGTAGAACTAGCCGCAAAGCTTGTATCGGGAGCCTTGAAGTCTAAAATACAGCTTGAAGCAGAAGACTTACACTTTTTACCAAAGTCGAATACCACAAAATTACCACTGTAATATGATATACAATCTTAGTCCCATATTCAAGTTCTTATCTGATGAAGAACCTAACGCGCTTGTTTGGCGCGAAAGGATATCTTCGTTCTTTGATAACACTGATTATGACAGTGAGTTACAGGACTCGTATTATGATACTCTATTAAGTTTTCCAGGAGAACTCGATTATCTTTTGAATCGAGGTGTATTCACAGATGAATATACTGGACTGTTCTCTTTTCCAGCACCACTTGTGAATGAGAAGCACTCATTTAATATAGCTCATTTCATTAGCAAGAACTATCATCATTTCTATAACAAGAAACTGTTGACAGTATGTGCTGACTTTGGTATACTAAACATACAGGCTAAGTTGTGTGGTATTAATCTTGTTAGTTCCGTCCAGAAAAATTATCTTAACATCGGAACTGTGTTAGCATGTATCGGTAACAATTGCATTCCTTATCCAATCAACAAATTTAATTTTGAGGAAGAAGATGCAATCATAATGTCCTGTGTCTTTGAGAATGACGAATTGTCTTACAAGAATTGGGAATTTATGTTGGACAAGAGACTGAGTGGCAAAGATGTATTTTTTACAACGAACACATTTGTATACTTGAAAAACTACATAAACTATGATAAGATAGAACTCATTAATACGCCTAGTAAGGAATACTATCCTGAGGACTATGCTGAACTATCATATGGATACAAAAACAAGATATATAGGTTGAAATGAAACTCAATGGATACGAAACGTTCTGTCTCTATCTCGCATTGAAACAACATTTTAATCTTGACTCTTACGATTATTTCAAGTATAATGGTAAGGTGAGAAACGTTGGTAAGGAAACTTACCTGTGCAGAAGAGATAGATTTCAGTTTGAGAAGTTGGCCCGAAACTGCGATAACATGCAGGATCATTTGGTGGCTAACTTACTAAAAGATAAGACATGGGTTGGTGACCTCCTTGATGATGAAGCTTTTGATAACACAAAAGAATATATGAAAACCAACCAATCCATGTCTTACGTATTTCGGAACGAACTGGCGACGATAGGAGATATCAAACCCGCCTTACGGTTTGATGGTCAGTATCCTAACATCATTACTATGTTGATGTGTGGTTCAGTATCTTATCAGACCTTTGTGATACTCAACTATTTTATCCAGTTCGTTCCGAAGTTTGATGCTAAACTACCAGATGATTTCATTTGGTCTAAGCTTAGTTTCAAAGCCAAGAAGTTTGCACCGTTTATCATTCCTCAGATAGACAAAAAAAAGTTTGCAGACATATTGAAATCTCATGTTGAGGATACTATATATACTTGACACAGGGAGATTCTTGTGTTATTATAATAAACATACAACGCCATACAACGCAATATAAGGAAATACAAAATGTCAAATTTCGCATCCCTCAAAAAGTCTTCGGCTGATATCGGTCGTCTTACCAAGGAAATCGAGAAGATCAATGCACCTGCCGAAGGTGGCAGCAATGATACTCGTTTCTGGTCGCCTGAAGTAGATAAGGCTGGCAATGGCTATGCAGTCATTCGCTTTCTTCCTGCTTCCGCAGTCGATGGTGATGATGCACTTCCTTGGGTTCGCATCTTCAATCATGGCTTCAAGGGTCCGTCGGGCAAGTGGTACATCGAAAACTCGTTGACCACCATCGGTCAGAAGGATCCTGTGTCTGAGCATAACTCTCAGCTTTGGAACTCTACTTCGGATGATAACTCACCGCAGCGTAAGCAGGCGCGCGAACAGAAGCGCCGTCTCACTTACATCGCCAATATCATGGTGATTACTGATCCGAAGAACCCTGAGAACGAAGGGCAGATCAAGCTCTTTAAGTTCGGTAAGAAGATTTTCGACAAGATCACTCTTGCGATGAATCCTCAGTATCAGGACGAGAAGCCAATGAATCCGTTCGATCTGTGGAACGGCGCCAACTTCAAGATCAAGATCCGTCAGGTCGAAGGTTATCGTAACTATGACCTGTCAAGCTTTGACAATTCGTCTGCATTGTCTTCGGATGATGCTGAACTTGAGAAGATTTGGAAGTCTCAGTACTCTCTCAAGGAGTTTACTGACCCGAAGAACTTCAAGTCTTATGATGAATTGAAGGCAAAGCTGAATGCTGTCCTGGGTCTTGATATTGCTTCAGTGCGGGCTAACGCGAAACCTGTTGCAATCGAAGATGATGGTGAGGTCCCTTTTAAGACCGCAGCCCAACGTAAGTCGGTAGATATTGCTGAGGACGAAGATGAAGACCTGAATTACTTCAAGGGTCTTGCTGACGAATAATGAATTAGGGGAGCTTTCGGGCTCCCCTTTTTTATGACTGTGATCCTGGCGCTGATCTATTGAAGTGATGACCCTCACCAAAGAACTTGCTTCTGGCCATAGCGCGATTGAATGACGGACTGACCGGTCTTTCAGCAGAAGCTACTGATTCCCTCCATCTATAAGGAGTTTCTGTCTGATTTTTTTCAGGCTCTTTTGCTTTCTGCGTTATCTGATTGGTCGTATCAGGTGTCTTCTGGTTTTGAAGATTGTCTTCAATGTTAGACATTCTATCTTCCATTTCAGTAGAAGAATCATATTTGTTTGTTAATTCTTCTGCTTTTAGCTTTGTTTCTGGCGTAACTTGAATTGCACTGCCCGTCTTCTCAATCTTTTCATCATTGCCAATTTGTGCAATAGGATTGCCTGTCTCAGTATCAACCAGAGTCATATCTTCATTTGGTTCGTAGATATTGCCGCCCAAAGCATACTTACGAACTTCCTCGGGTGGAGGTGGAGGCGGCGCGGCTGTAGTTTCTTTCGTTTCAACAGATGCAACAGACACTTCTTCTGCTGACGCAAAAGGCCCATCACTTGTAGCATTACCCATATCAGCCTGATGTTTATTTGTTCCAGGTGGAATTACTGAAGGCTTATTCAGTTTTGATATTGCTGGTTGTTCATCAACGACTGATTCTGGCGCCTCTGGTGTTTGAAACAACTCTCTTCTACCATCATACACAATTGGTTCTGGTGCCGCGGCTATCACTTCCGGTGTTTCTGGTACTTCCGCCGCTTCTGGTGTTTGGAATAATTCTCTTCTACCATCATACACAATTGGTTCTGGTGCTTCTGTTTGTTGTTGTGTTGCAGGTATAGGTGCCTCAGCAGCTGGTGCAGCTTCGGCAGTTTGCATAGATTCTGCCGCAGACGCCGCATATTTGCTGTAACTTGTAGGATGTATTTCATCTTCACCCGCGACGAAGCCACCCATGAATGGATAACCATATTCACCAGCAAGAGATTGCAACTGCTGATTACCAGGTGCTAGGTCTTCTCGACTATTAGACATGCCGGCAACTTGTACGTTTGCTCCAGCATCCTTTAAAAATTGCATTTGCTTTTTAACGGATTCTATATCTCGCGTATTGTTTGATAAGCCGGTTGACAGAACCACTTTTTTGCCTTTGAAATGTTCTGGACCAAGATTTTCCATATCAGCTAGAACTTCATGTGGTTTTCTGCCAACTATTGTATGACCTTCACCGCCAGCAGCATCCTTTAGCCCTTGTGCAATACTATCTCCGACGAATACTGTATTTTCAGGAGATGTTTCGATCTGTGTTTGTTCTGTTGCTGCTGTATCAACTGAAGGAAGTTCTTTTAGACCATAAGAAGCTTCTGCTGCCTTCATCAGGTCTTCTCCTGTGCCAAATCTTTCAGCCACGCCAGTCATCAGTCTTTGACCCGCATCTGAATTAGGATCAATACCTAATTGCTGTAACGCGCTTTCACTCAATCCTTCTGCGACACTGCCTCTACCAAGAGGACTTGCATGTGCAGAAATTCCAGTTTGAGGATCAACGGTGCCGCCTTTGTCACTATGCATAGCATCCCATTCTACATCTGAGAACAACATGCCATTTCTTATGCCCCAAGATCCATAATCACCTTCGTTTTGGTTTGCTTTGTATATACGAGCCAATTCTTGGTTTTCTATAAACTCGTCATAAAGTGCATAACCTTCAGGATCAACACCGCCATGATTTGGTTTATTAGCATAGTTGCCATATGCACCACTTTTATTTGTTAACTTTTGTCCTGTTTCCGGATCTACATCATAAATTGCCCAGTCAGCAGCATTGCCTTTCAAATGTTGACCAGCATCTCTAGTACCACCTAAAGCACTGCCGGGAACGTCATAGCCAGCGCCTGGTCCATACATCTCCACTCTCTTCGTTGGATTTTCAGCTTCGAATTTTTTGGCGGCCATCATAGCTGTAGTCAAATATTCTCTATCGATAGCTTTTCCATTATGTTCTAGTATGGCATTGTTTGGATTTCTGGCTGCCCAAAATTCATATGGATCTTCCAACGGACCAATGTTAACATTAGTTTTGCCAGTCTTATCAGGAATAGCTTCTGAAGATGTAGGTGATGGTTGATTGAACAAGCTTTCAGTAAGTGCTTCCTTTTCTCTCTCTTTCTTCTTCTCTGCATATTTTGCAATTTCTTCTGGAGTATATACTTTATTTGGATCTGTGATTATAGGATCTGTATCTATAAACTCTTCGATAGATGAAGCTTGTTTTTCTGCATTGGCTTCTCTGAATGCATTATCTGATTCTTTTCTCTCTATATCAGAGCCATATTTCTGATATGCTCTATAATCAGTTCTTCCCCCTACAAATTTTCTTGCTTCTTGATATGTTTCATCTTGATCGACAACAGATTTATAAATCTGATTGGCAGCTTCGACAGCCTTCTCATCTCTTCCGTATAATTTTGCAAGAGAAGTCATAGGATCTTCCGAAGATAACGCAGCCTTAATCTGATCGACCGTAACTCTTCCACCAGCAACATTTAATGCATGAGGATCAGCAGATTTTCCATATATAGATGCTGATATAGGAGAATATTGTTCTCTGGCTGTTAGCTGATGAAACATGTCGCCATAGCCACCATGATTTTGTGCTGCTCTATTCATCATTGAAAGCATTGTATCGACTCTGCCCTGATGAGATGGTCCACCTTCCATTGTAGCAGAAACGAAAGCAGCAAACTTCAACTGATTTTCTTGCGAAAGACCTGAAATTTTTTCAGACTTATATCTTTCGTTTATTGGCTTATCAGAATATTTTTTTCCCTGACTTGCCTCATCTTTTCTCATTTCTTCTTGAAGCTGTTCCTCAGACTGTGGTATTTTTTGTATAAGAGTTCTGCCATTTTCATCTTCAATTCTCTGAAAACCTGATTTTAAAAGTTCTTCATTCGTCATATTTTTTACAAAAGCTATTCTTTCATCACCTTCTAGAATAGGACTTTCGGTTATTAACTCATACGTGTTATCTACATTTATGCCTTTTTCCAACAATTTTTCTTTCATTTCTTGAATTGTTGGTGCCGGCACGCCAATTGGTCTTTTACCATCAGGTTTATCTTCACCATCATAATATGGAGTAGCTGAACCATCATCACCACCACCAGTCTGATTAAAATTACCGCCATTACGCGCTAGAATATTAGATGTGATGAAATTAGAAACGTCAGGTAATTGTCTCTTGTAATAATCAGGAAATGCATTAGCAATTTGAATAGGAGTTAATGCATTCAGAATAGACTGTAAAAAGTCCGGACTGATGGATGCAGCCTTCATTCGATCTCCTACTGGGACCTTCATGAGGCTTCTAAAGTCTACTGTTAAGCTTTCGCTTGTGATCGGATTTGTTGCCATTATCGTTTCTTATACTTTGCTGCGGCCTGATGGTCGCGCCTTTCTTGCTCTTGTTTCTTTAAAAATTCTGATAACAAATCAATATACACATATCTTTCCCACGGTATCATACCTTCTAGTTCAGCCAATGAATATTTGTGATGTTGAACTAATGCAAAGTTGACCTTGTAATAGTTCATAATATTATCATAACTGAACATTACCGAAAAAAATTGATAAAGTCTTTGTACCTCACTCTATGATCTTTACCACACTTCAAGCATTTTCCATTACCTACGGCATAGAAAGATGGGAAATTACCAATGAATTTTTCTAGCGACTCAAACTGTTGCTGTGTTAGGTTCTCTATAAAATCCTGCAATTCAGCTGGTGTGAAGTCTTTGTTTGTATAGTACTGTCCCTTCGTAAAAATCTTGTCCACACACGCCATTATAATTTGGATCTTGGTATCAAGTTGATTGGCTTTTTCGTCAATTTGCTTCATGATAGAATATGATGGGTATTTCATCTTGAATATTAGATCGTCGTGAAATTTAATGTCTAGCTGTGATTTATCGTTATTTTCAACCTCGACATTTGAAATATCAATTGGAATAACAAATTTACCACCGCACTTCTTATCGTCCACCACGTTTTGGCATAAAAAGTTAACATCTATGCTTTCACCAATAGACTTGGCTCTGAGTGCAATAAACAGATAATCAATATCAAAGAACGGTAGAGTTTCGATGTTAAGCTCAGGACTAATAATACAGTTATTAATTACCTGCTTTGTTGCTCTAATTATTTCCTGAGCATCATCGCTCTTTACCGCCATTAGCAATAGCTTCTCTTCTTTTACCAGAAAAGGTCGAATGGTTATTGTCTGACCATTCGACGGTAGTTTTACATCATAAGTCGGCACATCAATCTTGGGTAACATAATTTAATTATCCTTTATTCTCTGTTTTGAGTTGTAGCTCTATAAACACTTGGTCGACCGGTAACCAGGTTTG